TCTGGCCAAGAAGTTTGAGGATGTGGCTGCCGGCAAGATTAAACGGCTGGCGATCTCGCTTCCACCACGGCATACCAAGTCGGAGTTCGGGTCGTACCTCTTTCCCTCGTGGTTTCTGGGTAAATTCCCCGGAAAAAAGGTGATGCAAGCGTCGAACACTGGCGAACTGGCCGTTGGCTTTGGCCGGAAGGTTCGTAACTTGGTGATGAGTGAGCAGTACCACGAGGTGTTTCCGAGCACGAACATTCGGCAGGACTCGAAGTCTGCTGGCCGCTGGGCCGTCAATGAGGTGGGTGAGTATTTTGCTATTGGTGTCGGGGGTACTATGACTGGCCGGGGAGCTGATCTGGTCATCATTGACGACCCCCATACTGAAGGGGAGGCGACACTGGCCGCGCATGACCCCTCTATATATGACAAGGCGTACGAGTGGTACACCTCTGGACCTCGGCAACGTCTTCAGCCTAACGGGGCGATCATCATTATTGCGACCCGCTGGAGCGAGAACGATCTCATTGGCCGAGTTTTAAAAGAGGCTGGCGAAAGAGGCAAGGATGATGAGTGGCGCGTCATTGAGTTCCCGGCCATCTTGCCATCGGGGAATCCTTTATGGCCTGAGTTCTGGTCGCTTGAGTTGCTTGAGGCGCTGAAGGAAGAATTGGCCCCAGCCAAGTGGAATGCGCAGTACCAGCAGCAGCCGACAGGTGAAGAGGGTGCTCTTATTAAGAGGGAGTGGTGGAACGTCTGGGAGAAGGATGACCCGCCGCGCTGTGAATTTATTATCCAAGCATGGGACACGGCGTTTACAAAGAACGAGCGGTCTGACTATTCGGCCTGTACAACTTGGGGTGTGTTCTTTTTGAACGAGGACCCGAGCAATCCGAACATCATCTTGCTGGACGCTTTCCAAAAACGGATGGAGTTCCCGGAGCTCAAGGAAAAAGCCCGGGAGCACTACCTTGAGTGGGAGCCGGACGACTGCATCATTGAAGCCAAAGCAGCGGGGGCTTCGTTGATTCAAGAGCTGAACCAGCAGTCTGACATGTTTGTCAGGGGGTACACCCCGAGCCGAGGGACGCGTCAACAGTCGAACGACAAAATTGCCCGGATGAACTCGGTGTCTCCGATCTTTCAAGGCGGGAAAGTCTGGGCTCCTGATACTCGTTGGGCCAGAGAGTTGATTGACCAGATGGCTTCTTTCCCTAACGCGGCCCACGATGACTTGGCTGACACGGCTGTTATGGCCATCACGAGGTTTCGACAAGGGGGCTTCTTGAGACTAGAATCTGACCAACAGGACGAGCCCGTGTCCTTCCGGCGAAAAGCCGCTTTCTATTAGGATTGAATATGGCAACAAGCATGATGGATAAGTCTTTGTACGCAGCCCCCTTGGGTCTGGATGAAACAGAGGAGCCGGGCGTAATTGAGATTGAAATTGAGGACCCCGAGGGTGTAAAAATTGGCATCGACGGCCTTGAGATTGACCTCATGCCGGAAGATGACATGGGTGAGGTTGCGTTTGACGACAACTTGGCCGAGCACATGGATGATGGAGAGCTAGAAAAAATTGGCTCTGACATCATGGGCATGATTGAGACCGATATTTCCAGCCGAAAAGACTGGACTGAAATGTACGTCAAGGGCCTCGAAGTCCTTGGCATGAAATACGAAGAGCGGACCGAGCCATGGAATGGCGCTTGCGGCGTTTTCTCTACGATCTTGACCGAAGCTGCTGTGCGTTTTCAGTCCGAGACCATCATTGAGACGTTCCCCGCTCAAGGACCTGTGAAAACCCAGATTATTGGTGCCATCGACCGGCTTAAAGAAGAAGCTGCCGAGCGCGTTAAAGCGGATATGAACTACCGTCTCACGGAAGAGATGCCAGAGTACCGCCCAGAACACGAGAGGATGCTGTTCAACTTGGGCCTCATTGGCTCGGCGTTCAAAAAGGTCTACTACGACCCAAGCTTAGGGCGCCAGACCTCGGTGTTTATCCCGGCTGAAGACGTGATCATCCCTTATGGCTCGTCTGGTGCTCGTACGGCTGAGCGTGTTACGCACGTCATGCGCAAAACAGAGAACGATGTAAAGAAATTGCAGGTCGCAGGCTTCTACCGAGAGGTTGAGCTGGGTGAGCCGGTTCAAACACACACCGATGTGGAGAAAAAGAAGGCCGATGAGCAGGGTTACAGCCTCTCGGATGACGACCGCTACCAGTTCTGCGAGATTCAAATCGACTATGACCTGCCCGGCTTTGAAGATGATGATGGAATTGCACTGCCTTATATCGTCACGATTGACAAAGGCACCGGCAAGGTTCTCTCCATCTACAGAAACTACAAAGAGGACGATCCGCTCAAGCTCAAGCGCGATCACTTTGTTCAGTACGACTACGTGCCCGGCTTTGGCGCTTACGGCTTTGGTTATATCCACTTGATTGGTGGTTACGCCCGCGCCGGAACCTCGTTGATCCGCCAGTTGATTGACGCTGGTACGTTGTCCAACTTGCCCGGCGGCTTGAAGTCTCGCGGCCTGCGGATTAAGGGAGACGACACCCCAATTTCTCCGGGCGAGTTCCGTGATGTTGATGTTCCGAGCGGCACGGTGCGCGACAACATCATGACCCTGCCATATAAAGAGCCGAGCCAAGTTTTGGCGGCCCTTTTAGACCGCATCACAGAAGAAGGTCGCCGACTGGGCTCTATTGCTGACATGAAGATCAGCGATATGGGTGCCAACGCTCCAGTGGGTACAACACTGGCTTTGCTGGAGCGCCAGCTCAAGACCATGAGCGCGGTGCAGGCTCGCGTTCACTACTCAATGAAGCAAGAGTTCAAGCTCTTGAAGTCGATCATTCGCGACTACGCGCCGGCTGAGTACGAGTACGACCCGCAATATGGCGACAAGCGTGCCAAACAAGCCGACTACGACATGGTGGAAGTGATTCCGGTCAGCGATCCAAACAGCTCAACAATGGCTCAGCGGATCATGCAGTACCAAGCTGTGATTCAGTTGGCCCAAGGCGCTCCGCAGATTTATGACTTGCCACAGTTGCACCGCCAGATGATCGAGGTGCTGGGTATTCGAAACGCCGACAAGCTCGTGCCGGTGACTGAGGACCAGAAGCCTCGCGACCCCATCAGCGAGAACATGTCTTTGCTGCGTGGCACGCCGGTCAAGGCGTTTATCTACCAAGATCAAGAGGCACACATCGCAGCGCACACTTCATTCTTGCAAGACCCAATGATTGCTCAGCAGATGGGCCAAAACCCAATGGCCCAGCAGATGGTTGCAGCAGCTCAAGCCCACATCGCAGAACACTTGGCCTTTTTGTACCGCAGAAAAATCGAAGAGCAAATGGGTGTTCCGTTGCCAGCTCCGGACGAGCCACTGCCAGAAGAGATTGAAGTCCAGCTTTCGCAGTTGGTGGCCCAAGCGTCCGCTCAGCTTATGCAGAAAAACGTGCAGCAGGCCCAGCAAGCGCAGGCTCAACAACAGATGCAAGACCCGATCATGCAGATGCAGCAAGCTGAGCTGGCCATCAAGAAGCAGGACTCAGACACCAAGCAGCTCAAGGTCAAGGGCGACTTGCAGATCAAGACAGAAGAACTCGGTCTCAAGGCCCGCGAGTCAGCAGCCAAGACTGGCGAAGACCCGCAGATGGCGGCCATGAGGTTGCAGCAAGAAATTATGCAAGCTCAAGAACTTCATGGTTTGGAGATGGCTGCAAAGCAGGCAGAACTTCAACAAGCTCAGGCCCAGCAACAGCAGGCCATGATGCAGCAGCAACAGCAGTTCACTCAAAAGATGGCCCAAGGAGGCCAAGTGCATGCGCAAAAAATGATGCAAGGTCAACAACCAACCAACAAGAGGTCTGAATGAGCGATTCAACACTTGAGCTGGCTTTCAAAAAAATTGAGGAAGAGCGAAAAGCCATCGTTGAGAATTTGGCGGACGGCGTAGCTAAAGACTATGCTGAATACCAAAACCTGTGCGGCGTTATCCGAGGTCTGTTGACCGCACAGCGCGAAATAAACGACCTTCTGCGTAAATTGAAAGACGATGACGATGAATAAATTCGACGTTCAGGCTGTGGACCTGTCGGGCGTTCTTAACACCTCTAACGAGGAGAAGGCCAAGCAGATTCCAGAGCCATCTACGTTTCACCTCCTGTGCGTTCTTCCGGAGATTAACGAAGAGTATGAGAGCGGGCTAATCAAAGCGGGTCAAACCGTACACTTTGAAGAGCTGCTGTCTCCTGTGCTGTTCGTGGTTAAGGTTGGTCCTGATGCGTATAAGGATGAGAAGCGATTCCCAAGTGGCCCAAGCTGCAAGGCCGGCGACTTTGTGCTGGTGCGACCCAATACGGGCACTCGCATCAAAATCCACGGTAGAGAATTCAGGCTCATTAACGATGATTCTGTTGAAGCCGTTATCCAAGACCCCCGCGGTGTAAGCCGCGTTTAAGGAACAACTATGGCCGAAATGGAAAAAATTGAATTCGAGTTTCCCGATGAAAAATCGGCAGCCGAAGAAAAAGTAAACGCAGTGGGCGAAGACGAAATAGAAATTGTCGACGACACCCCTGAAGAGGATCGTGGCCGCAGGCCCATGACCGAACCGCCTCGTGAATTTGCTGATGATGAGTTGGCCAAGTACGACGCAAGCGTACAGCAGCGCATCAAGCACTTTACAAAGGGCTATCACGAAGAACGTCGCGCCAAAGAAGCTGCGATGCGCGAGCGTGAAGAGGCTTTAAATATTGCCCAGTCTATTGTTGAAGAGAACAAGAAGCTCAAGGGCTCCTTGGGGCAGAACCAAGCTGCCGTTCTTGAAAGCTACAAGAAGCTTGCGGCAAATGAGCTTGAAAAAGCCAAGGCACGGTACAAAGAGGCTTACGAGTCCGGCGATTCCGACGCCATGACAGAAGCCCAGGCCAGCCTTACAACGGCAGCCATGCGTGCTGAGCGAGTTAACAACATCAAAGCCCCCTCTTTACAAGAGAGAAAAACTGATGTACAAACTCAACCACAACCAAGGAATGACTTTGTTGCTCCGCCCGAGCCCGATTACAAGGCTCAAGATTGGCAACAAAAGAATCAGTGGTTTGGAAAAGATGAAGAGATGACCAGCTTCGCCCTTGGGCTGCATACAAAGCTGATTAACTCTGGCGTCAATCCTAAATCCGATGAATACTACGAACGACTTAACAGTCGTCTTCGTCAAGTTTTCCCAGAATCGTTTGAATCTGAGAAAACCGTGGATGCG